ATGCTCACCGTTAAGCAGATTGAAGCAGCTAAGCCGAAAGAAAAACCATACCGCCTACTCGATGGTAATGGCCTGTACCTTTATGTCCCTGTATCCGGGAAAAAGGTATGGCAGCTTCGCTACAAGATTGACGGTAAGGAGAAAATCCTGACCGTCGGAAAATACCCGCTTATGACTTTGCAGGAGGCAAGGGATAAAGCATGGACTGCGAGGAAAGACATCTCGGTTGGCATCGATCCGGTAAAAGCGAAAAAGGCTTCGTCTAACAACAATTCCTTTAGTGCGATTTACAAGGAATGGTACGAGCACAAGAAGCAAGTCTGGTCAGTAGGCTATGCAAATGAACTTGCAAAAATGTTTGATGACGACATTTTACCTATCATCGGCGGCCTTGAAATTCAGGATATTGAGCCGATGCAACTGCTGGAAGTAATCCGCAGATTTGAAGATCGCGGTGCAATGGAGCGAGCCAACAAAGCCCGCAGAAGATGCGGCGAGGTTTTCCGTTACGCTATTGTCACCGGAAGGGCTAAATATAACCCGGCACCTGACCTTGCAGACGCCATGAAAGGATACCGCAAGAAGAACTTCCCGTTTCTTCCTGCAGACCAGATCCCGGCATTTAACAAAGCACTGGCAACATTTTCAGGAAGTATCGTATCGCTCATTGCGACCAAAGTTTTACGCTACACAGCCCTCAGAACAAAAGAGCTTCGTTCCATGCTATGGAAGAACGTCGATTTTGAAAACAGGATTATCACCATCGACGCCAATGTGATGAAGGGACGCAAGATTCATGTTGTTCCTATGTCAGACCAGGTGGTTGAACTTCTCACTACGCTAAGCTCCATCACTAAACCAGTATCAGAGTTTGTTTTTGCCGGGCGCAACGATAAGAAGAAGCCAATCTGCGAGAACGCGGTATTGCTTGTGATTAAACAAATCGGCTATGAGGGTCTGGAAAGCGGTCACGGATTCAGGCATGAATTCAGCACGATTATGAACGAGCACGAATGGCCTGCTGACGCTATTGAAGTGCAACTTGCACATGCCAACGGCGGATCTGTGCGCGGAATTTACAACCATGCTCAGTATCTCGATAAACGCAGAGAAATGATGCAGTGGTGGGCGGACTGGCTTGATGAAAAGGTGGAGTAATTGGCATAGCCACACTGGAAACAAAAGAAGTTAATCTCTCAAAATACCAAATGATCAAGTTATATGATAACAGGCGTGAAAATATACATAGAATGACAGTCAATCGCTAGATAACATCTAGTTAGTCTATATAGATAATATCAACTAAATCTGATAGACTCCCGCTTCCCGTAGAATATGGATTTTTAGCATGAAACATATACAATCTTTAGATGGTGTGAGAGGTATTGCGGTGCTCATTGTAATGCTTTTTCATGCCAAAGTTTCAGGATTTTCTCTTGGTTGGTCTGGAGTTCCGCTGTTCTTTTGCTTATCTGGTTTCTTAATTACCTCAATCCTTATCGAGGATAAAGACTCTGGTTTTAGTAACTATATTAAACGATTTCTTATAAATAGATCGCTTAGAATATTCCCGTTATTTTATGCTTACCTACTTGTTAACTTTATTCTTCTAATTGCAACTGGGAAACCAACGGATGGTTATTTGTGGTTTATAACTTATCTACAAAACTATTATATAGGAATAAATGTTACAACACCTGGAATTTTGGGGCACACCTGGTCTCTTGCAGTGGAAGAACAATTTTACTGGCTTTGGCCTCTATTCATATTTTTCATAAACAAAAAGAATATGAATCTGATTTTTATTATACTAATAATAACATCAAGTATATCAAGATATTTTATATTTCAAATCACTGATGGAAACCCATACATTGTAAATGTAACTCTTATCAGTTGCATTGACATGTTAGTTCTTGGCGCTCTGTTTTCAAAGATAAAAGATGAGAAGTACGCATATGAATCAGGATTTTTAACTTTTATAGCAGGTGTTGGGCTGGTTCTTAATGGAATAAATTCTGTTGGTCTTAATGCTTTTTGGAACCCTGTAGATTGGGCTGGGAAATGCTGGTATATGTTTACAGCGTTTGGGATGATTTTTTCATCTGCAATTTTTTTCATTTACAAGTGGAGTGTGCTAGGGAAAAAACAAATAATAACAAAAGCATTATCATTAAAGCCATTAACATTTACAGGAAAGATAAGTTATGGTTTGTATATGTGGCATTTGCTGTGTTTTTCAATTGCAAACAAAATGGCCTCCTTGTTTGGAGTAAACAATAATGCTGTGATAATAGCATGTGGGTTTGCTATCGCATATATAGTATCAACTGCGTCATACTATCTTTTTGAAATACATTTTCTTAAATTAAAAAGAAAAACCAATAGAAATGAAGACAATTTAGTTACAGTATAAAAATAGGGCGGGGAGACCGCCCTATTTTTATCTATCCTCTCTCCACGCCTGTACGAAACATGTAACATTGATGTTTGATACTCCATTTCCTGTAGTTGTATCATACACTCGAGCAATGGCAGTTCCACTGCTATGGTAAGTGTCAAAGTTCACTGCGTACTTGAATGGTGATGGCATAGTATTGGAGTGAAAATCTGGAACCGCCATTGCATATCTTGCATAGAATCCAAAGTTAATTATGTCTCCAGATTTTAAAGTAAGAATGTTTGTATAGTTAGGGGAGTTTGATATCTTCTCGTCAACACGTATTAGCCTCCCATTACCTTGGATAGTAATTACTGTGAATATTCGATTTGGATCATTGAGATAAACAACAGCTTCATCACTGATAATTAGGTGACCTATTGTGCCATCGTCGTTGTAGATTTGAGGGTCGTTTATACGTACTACAGCGTTACCCCTAACCCGGAACAGGTAGGCATTTGCCCCTGCAGCGTTAACCCTGTTGAATGTCGGGGAGTTAAATGTAACCTCAGAACTAGAGGCGACCACGATAGCCTGGCCTCCTGCTGTAATTTTCCCGTTTGCAACGTCCATTTCGAAGTTAGGTTGATTAAATATGATTCCTCTTGAGTTCGTATCTATCTGCAGGAAATAAGCATTGGCGGATCCGTTATGCCCCATGTTAAGCGCGTTGAATATCTGGTTGCTAGCGCCAGAAACTTTCACGGCATAAGCCGTCCAGTTTGCAACATAACACCCATTGAACACGTTTTGAATAATTGTTCCGTTACTGGATAGGTTAATCCCGATTCGGTTGTTATTGCACCTCATATTGTTATAAATATTTGAAAAATCAGCATATCCAGCGTTGTAACCAATATCAAAGAAATCGAGATAAAGGTTGTTAAACTCACAGTTAACTGCCTTTCCGCAAAAAGACATGTCTATTCCGACCCCGCTACCAACAGGAGGACCGCCAGCAACAGATCCGTTAACTTGGAGATTCATGTTTGATATAGTAATCCCTCTAACGTCAGAGCCCTCAGGCTTTATTCCGATCGTGTTTATAGGAACGTTAACAACTGTTGATGTTATGGATTCACCAGTTATGCTAGTTTTATTTTTTAACTCAAAATTACCGCTCCATACTCCATTAGGCACCTTCAGTAGACCATTGGCCTCACCTGTGGCAACGGCAATGTTGACAGGGTTTACGTTTTCATTTGTCGCCCCGTAACCACGGATATCACCAATTCTCTGATAGTCATCAACAGATATAAAATCATGCACTGTCCTTCCATCGGTAATGCCAACCATGGAAGAACCTATTGATGATGCAAGACGCTGCTCAAGCTGATCCGGGTCGTACTTCAGTACATTCGGAAAATAAAACTGCTGCGCGCCGTACGCATCATAAACAGCCATAGAATGGCCTTGCACGGTTACAAACTTGGCAATCTGTCCGTTATATACAGGGTAACCAGCAGCGTTAATGATGATTGGTTGCGAAACAGGAACGTGAGAGCCGTCTTCATTCTCCACATAAACCTGGATCTGGTTTTCAGGATTTACCGGATCAGTGTCAATTTTTCCGATATAAATTTTGCCATTGGCATTTGCTTTAAACGAGCGAGCTAAAGTAAATAACTGACTTGGTTGTGAAACAACAACGTTGTATAATTGTTCTGGCATAATAAACATTCCGGAGAAAATAATGAGTAAGAGACGTCACGAGGTAGTAACTCGGGAGCGCCTTATGGAGGTTCTCGATTACAATAAAGAAACAGGAATTTTCACTTGGAAAAAGAAATTAAGCGCCAGAGGTGCTGTTGGGAAAGTTGCTGGCACAATTTCTTATGGATATAACGCAATTAATATTGATGGCGTAAGATATTTTGCACATAGACTTGCCTGGCTGTATGTATATGGCGAATGGCCCAAACAAGAGATTGACCACATTGATAGAAACAGAAGAAATAACGCAATCTCAAACCTTAGGGATGTCAGCAGAGTCGTAAATGCATTAAATGTCGGACCTCGAAATAGCAATGCTGGGATCAAGGGGGTAACTTTCTGTCAAGCCAGAAATCAATGGCAAGCTCAGATAAATGTCTCAGGTAAAAACATAACCCTTGGGAGATTCAACACCATTGATGAAGCTGCTATAGCTTATAAGGCAGCAAACATGGTTGCTGACCATCTGTTGAGTAGGTGATATCTGACATTTCATTGCTCCAGACGAATGATATGATGCAACCATGATGTGATTGCATACCAAAATGGTATTATTGAGTATTTATCCAGTAGGTTACGATGCCATTCCACCCAACTGGTGAGGCATCAAGGATGTACAGCAAATACGACGAGGCGCAGTTTCACTTGAGACTTCCGCATGAACTCCACGCGAAAATTAAGCAGCGTGCGAAGATGAATAACAGGTCGCTGAACTCAGAGATAATTGCAGCGATTGAGGAATCATTGGATAAACAAAGCTCTGCATCAGTTTACATTGACGATGCAGAGCGTATGGCAGAACAACAATCTGATATGGTTAAGAAAATTGTCTTTGATACGCTCAAGAAGCTATATAAAAAAGACAGCAGATAACCATCCGTTACGGAGGATTTATGCACAGAGATATGCTGAATATTGCGTTCTACATATTTGGTTTTTGCACGTTCCTGGTGTTTGCGAAGCTATTCTGACAACGCATCAGACTTAGCCCCCTGAGTAATGGCGTTAATGGCCTTTTGCGCCTGCTGCATGGCTTTCTCAAACGCTGTTGATCCGCGTGGGGTGTTTGCCATTCGGAGCATTGCATTTCTGAATGGCTCGCTCTCATAGGCGCGAGTAAGAAGTCCGTAGCTTACCGCTGCGCCAGTTGTCGCCGGGTTCATTGCCGTCCCATATCCGATAATGAACGGGATGGTTTGCTGCCCTGTTGGTGTTGTTACTGCTGCTTTTGCAGCCTGTTGCGTGGATTGCAGGTAGTTTTTCAATCCTTTCAGATAAGCGGCTTCCTGACCTTTAAATGTGATGCCAGTCTGGTTTTGCAGGATGTTAAGTTGCCGAAGGAACTGGTCAGGGGAACCACCTGATTTCTCCATCGCCTTTCCAATGATGCCATTGCGCATTTGCGCCCTGCCAACACGACCAACTGAGTTATACAGAGTCTTAATTTCCGATTTGTTCTTGCTGAATAGCATGTTGTTGACAACTTCCGGCGTCAGGTCGCCTTTCATGAGAACATTCTTCAGCCTGGTATTCTTTAGTTTCGCCGCTTCGTCAGCGTAGACGGCATTGGCCTGCTGATATTTACGAAGAGTATCATTGCCAAGATTCTGACCAATGGCACCATTGATATCGTCGGTCATCGCCTTGTAAACTCGCTGAATGGCAGCATCGGAACGGTTTGGTAACACTGGTCGCTCACCCTTCACGTCCATTCTGAACTGGCTGCGCAGATCGCTTAATTGCTTCAAATCCAGATTGACCGGACCATCAGGACCAGCATTGCGAACAAGCTCATCACGATATGACTGAAGTTTTGAAATAGTCTCGTTATCAGCAACCTTACCAAGCTTCTGCAGGTTAGATATTTCTGTATCAATCTGCTGAATTGCTCGCGCAGGTTGAATGTTTACTCCAGCCATAGCATTCTGAACCTGCTCCAGTCGATTACCGGCAGCACGACGAATTCCTGATGTTTTCGCTTTAAGGCTGTCAATAACAACCGCTGGATCATACTCACCAAATTTATCAGCAAATCTCTGCACCAACTGGCTTCTCGCTTCCTGTTGCGTTGCTCTCATTCCGCTTGTGCCAGCCAGAGGGATATTTTCTGCTGTAGTCTGCGCCATTTTTCCGACGCGGGAAGTGGGTTGTAACAGGTCTGTGGTGTGCAGAGGAACTCCTTCACGCTCTGCAAATCTGATAGCCTGCTGCGCTTCTGGCGTGATAGCACCACGAACGCCACGATAAGCAGCACCTAATCCACGTCCAGCAGCGTTAATAGCACCGCCAGCAAGTACACCAACGCCTAAATCGGTGGCGAGTGCTTCCGCATCATCTTTCGCACTATTTGCAGCAAGTGATCCAACTGCGTTTTCTGCTAGAAGGCGAGTTGCCCCCTGAGCAATTCGACCAGCAAGTGTTGGTGCCTGTACCGCCGCTCTCTCAACGCCAGCAGGTGTGAGGTAAGGCAATGCTTCAGCAAATACCCTTCCCTCTGTCGTTTGTGGAGTCAGCGCACCTTGCCGAAGGCCAAAGTCCTGCTCTAATCCCTGCGTTGTTACTCGTGGCGCTGGTTGATATGTACCATCGCCAATGCCGAGTTTACCGCCAGCCCAAGCCGCCGCGCTTGTTACAGCATCGGCAACTGATGCAGGTATGTTTGCCACGTTCACGCCAGCCTGCACCAGTCCGCGACCAGTCTCTTTTACTGCTTCGCCAAGATCAGACATAAATCCACTTTGCTGTGGTTGTTGCTGTGCAACTGGTTGCTGTGTCTCCACTTGCTGCACAGATGGCAATGGATAGGCAGCATAGAAAGCTTGCTTAGCCTGCTCTGCATTTTCTCCGGCTTGCGGGGCCACGACTTCATTGAAGTATTGCTCCTGAGCCTGCGCTTTTTGTTCTGGTGCTAACGCCTGATACTGTGGAGAGGCGATAACATCTTTCCATGCTTTAGCCATTAATCACCCCATAGTGAAGAAAAGTTACTGCCAGTAGTAGATTGTTGCCCTGGCATATTCTGAACCGGCTCCTGATAATCAAACTGTTTTTTAACAGTGCTCAACTTGCTTTCAAGCTGATTTCTAATCTTTCCGATAGAGTCACGAAAAGCCTTTTCACTCATTTTGGGGCTTAGGGCACCAACCGCATCGGATAATTTTTTACCCTCAGCATCTGAAAGAGCACCCATCCCCTTAAGGGACTGCACCATAGGAAGGAATGTTTGAGCTTTAAAGGTGTCGAGCCTTGCTTCAAAGTTAGCCGCATCAGAGCCAGGAACTGTCGGAAACGCTGAGCGAATTCCTACTGCTTTTGAAAGGCCGGGGCTTTGCTCTATCTCGTTGAGAGAATCAAGCGCGGTGCTGAACGTATCAACTGCACCCTGAGCGGCGGCCTGCCTGTCAGCGCGGGCTATGTCAGCCTTTTGCCTAACATCTGCCTGTTTCTGTTTTAGCTCTTCAAGCTTTAACTGATTGCTTTCTCTGGCTATCTGTCTGTCCAGAGCCTTTTCTTGTAATTCTGCTCTTTGTATTTCGCGGGAAAGAGCAGCATTCTGTGCGCTGATGTTCTGTCCACGTATCTGGATGTCCTGACCTCGAGCTGTTAGTGCTTCTCCGGCCTGATTGCTGCGGATTGTCTCTGCCAGCCTGCCTCGGTCAATCTCACGACCAGCCATCTTGTCCTGAACATTGAAGTAATCAATCGGACCAAGCGCGGTCATTCCAAGGTGATCAACAAACTCACCAAATCCTGAAGGGTTCTGCTGATACATCTGAGCAACGCTGTTAGGGTCAACACCGACGCGAGTCAGTTCCTTGGCGTTGTTTTGCAGCCATGATTGCATTGCTTCTGGAGACGATGACGCAAGGCGTGCACCAGCCGCTAAGGTGCCGATAGAATTACGCTGGTCTTCATCAATGAATCCCATGCCTTTACGAACGGATTCAATCTGGTCTGGATATTGAGTAGCCAACTGACGCAAAGCACCGCGATCACCAGACGCATAAGCATTAGCGTACGCCTGCTGAAATTCTTTCTGCCGCTGAGCCTGCTTTTCCTGCTGAAACACCCCTGCAATACCTGAAAGGCCTTGCAAAGCAGTCAGCCCAACATTGTTAGCGCCTGAACGCTCAATATCATTGTTCTGCCTGATAAGCTGAAGCGTATTGCCGATGTCATTTACGCTCGGAGCGTTTGAGTTGACGCCGCCGATACCAGCCAACAATCCGCCGTTTGTTCCTTGCCAAGTAGCCATGATTACCCCTTAAAACAACGAGCCAAGCAATCCGATACCAGCACCAATGCCAGCGCCCCAAGGCGTTGATGTTCCCAAAAGACTGGCAAGACCTGCACCGGCAATCGCACCAGACGTGCCACCGCTAATTGCAGTCTGAAGACTTGATGGTTTATTGGCATTAGCAGCGGCAAGTGCTGCACTTTGCTGTGCAATGCTGCTCATGTTGTTGGCGTATGTCTGCCCAGCGTTTGCCTGACCTTGCAGCGCACCAAGCCCAACGTTTGCCAGATTGTTGTAATTGCTCATCTGGTTTGATAACCACGACTGACCGAGAGTCGGAGCAATCGTAGCAAGTTGATTGCTTGTAGCTGTCGAACCAAGTCCGCCAGTCGCCTCCGCAGCAGCAAGACTCTGGTAACGAGCCTGACCTGCAAGGTCTTTATACTGCTGAGAATTGTAATACTGATTAAGTGCCTGCCCCTGACCTTCTAAACTGGAAAGATTCTGAAGCTGTTTAACATACTGCTCCGCAAGCGGCGTGAACGGAGCAAGGTTTTTCATGATCGTCTGCCACTGCTGATTTTGCAGGTCTGCGGCATACTTCTGGGCTTCTGCTGCATACTTTGCGCTTTTATCAGAGCTACCACCTTTCCCGCCTTTTTCAGGGCAATAAGGTTCCTCGCCGCGCAGTTTTCTGCCCAGCTTAAATGCATATAACATGGCTATCTCCCGTGATTCAGGAAGTCGATTAGTTCTTCGCGTGTGGCGCTGTAAAACGTCACGTCATCCACGCCTTTGAAGTATTTCTTGATGGTTCCTACACGCTTAAGGCCAATCATTGCGCAATACATCTGACCGTGGCGGAATTTGCGTGCAGCGAACGATGTGACGCACTGAACGGTGGTGTTAGTCAGAATGTATCGCCAGAACGCCAGCCCGATTTCCTTGCTGAAGCCGCGAATCTCTGGCAGGTACATGGCGTGGCAATCGAAGGTCAGCGGCTGAATCTCCTGATAGTAAACAATGCCGCCAAACTGACCGTGCACGTTCACCTCAAAGTAACTGCAATCAGGTTTGTAGTCGTATCCATCACCGTTGTTGCTCCCGGCGATGATGTCAGGGTGATTTCCTACTGCTTCGATCAGGTCGATGTTTCGCGTTGGTTTGAATGTAATCATCAGTCAATCAGCCCATGTAATCTAAGTGCCGTTTCAAGCGCCAGAATACGCTGCCGCGCCTGCTGCAAACCTGTAGCGAGTGCTGAGACTTCGGATTGCGTGTACGTAGTGCCGACAGTGTATGACTGGTTAGCGTTGAATGCGCCGAGGAGTGCCGTTCCGGTTGCCGCTGTCCATCCTGTCTGGCGAGCACCGATAACCTTGGTGCCGCCGACTGAATAGGATGTTGTTACGTTGAGGGGGGATGCCAGCGATTGTGTTGCTGTTGCTGTTTTCGATACGTAATCGTCCTGCAATGCAGAAATATTTCCTTCAGCCTCCGTCACTCTACCATCAAGAGCACTGACATCAGCCTGCAAGGTGACTATTTCACCTTCAGCCGTGGTTAGTCTGACATCCAGCGACGCGATTGCATTGGTATTTGCAGTAATACGGATTTCATGGTCGTCTACGTCGATGCGGAGCTGACGAATTCTTTCTTCGTGATCGACCAGAATAACATCCTGCTCATCGTTCCTGACCTGTGCATCATAAGCGCCCTGTCCGGCCTCGTTGGCCTTGTTAGCCACGTTACCAACATCAGTGCCCTGTGCGATAACGTAAAGCAGATACGACTGCGAGAAGATATTGCGTGGAAGGACTGATGTATCGGGCCGCGTAGCTTGGATGATTACCGGCACATTGAGATTCGAATCCGCCATTACTCAATCCTTATCTGGCAGCCAGACAGAGTGACAGGTGACTTCGTGATAACGCGCAATTTGAAGCCGACATTTTTCCTGATGCGCCCTACTCGCTTCCACAAAACGCGTTTGTCGTAAACGAACGGTTCATTCTGTTCAATCATCTGCTCACGTCCGTAATTTATGCCGTCAGTGGTTGCAGAGAGGAACAGGCGGTCGGCGTACTGAGCTACGCCAGTGGATGATTCCACCTCCAGATCGAAGCATCTGGCGTTATCCGCTTTGAACAACGGAGTAAACAGCAGGTGTTCCTGTTGCTTGTCGTACTGGCTGCTGATGTCGAACTGCAATTTCCCGGTCACGGATTCCAGCTTATCGCCGCACGTTATCTGATTGCCTTCGTAAATGAAGTCGATAGCGCGGTACACATCGTCATACAGACCTGTTTTCAGTACACACCATTGCGGACCATTGGCGCTTGAAGATGCGTCGTATACGAGGACATGGCGCGGAAGATGGATAATCAGCAACTCATGAGCATCAAACCGCAACGATTCCATCACGCCATCAGCCAGTTCATCAGCAGTGTAGGAGCGGAGGATTTTCTCAATGCTCGCGCTGGCGATTGGTGATACCTGCCCGGAGCCGATGATATACACAGACGGCGCACCAGTTGCCGGATTGCTGATGAACGCATAAGAATCAGCGAATGGCGTTTTGCAGTAAGTCCCGGCGATGCCTTTTTGCACCATCAGTGATGGCTGTGCGACATACAAAGCTGCACCAACGGTGGTTGCACCAGTCAGGGAGAAATATTCAATCGTCGATGAACCAAAGCAGACGATGAAGTCTCGCCATGTGCCGATGCCGAGGATACCGTCCGGCTGCGATTCTGCGCGATATTGTGCGCTGTAGCGGTCAGGATGCGATTCGTCTTCAAGGTCAGTGATAAACCATGAATCAGTGCCGTCTTTTGACCACGCATAACGCCCGCGTAAGCGCGTAATGTCACGAACAGAACCTAACTCATACTGCGTGAATCCGCTGTCTGTAGGCCAGTTTGAGACTGTTTTAACCGTGCCATCATAACGATACTCGACCAGTTGGCCATTAACGCCTACAGCCTGAGATGTCCGACCATGCGCCATTGATACACGACCACTTCCGGCAACATCACCGACTTCACTTTCTCCTTTGTACAGCTTGCCGCCACACACGCGATAAACAGCACTCTGCGCCATGTTGTACTCAACTCCGCGCGATACGCCGTTCACATCAGAACGTTTGGCAATGCCCGGGAATGAGCGAAGATATCCGCTGCTGTTCAGGATTTCTTTGGGTGTAGCCAACATATTCACTGGCAGATAGTCGATATAGTCGGCGTTTCTAAAGTCTTTGCCGACACCTTTCATAAGCGGAAGTTGCTGAATAGGCATTTATTCACCTATGCGTTTGGGATATCGCCATCAATCAGAGGAAGATCGCCTGGATAATATCGGTCAGATGTGAACACGTCATATTTATTACCCTGCCCTACAGGAAAATCTCCACGTCGTCGCATTGAAGGAACAACCAGAGTGTCGGTCATCAAGGCATCATATGAGCGTTGGGCGTTACTGAGAACTTGCGGAGTTGGCTCAAGGCTGTAATCAGATAGCATTCTCAGCAATAACTGATAGCCTACTGCGTGTTTGTATTTTCTTGGAAGACCTGACTCATCATCTGGTAATGGCTGCTCATCTCCAGTTGCGAAAGCGTAACCAATCTCGCCGGGGTTAATCATCCACTCGGACATCATATCTTCCAGATCATTTACACCATCTTCAATTGATTGCGGCTCAACATCAGTCAGCGATGCATTAGAAGCAATAGCAAACTTACGAAGCGCAAAAAGGACGATCTCACCCTTTGTCAGTACTGTTGCCATTGTCTGCCGCCTTACGACCTCGCTTACTGGTCGGTTTCAATTCATCAACTGAGGCAACAAAGCCCAACTTTTCGAAAAACTGGAAGTCTTTTTCTGCGATAACGGCCTGTACATGCCCGGATTCGTTATCTGCGGCAAGGAATACACTCATGCGATCCATATTGTTTCCTTAAAACATAAAAGGGGCGTAAGCCCCTTGTTATTACGGATTACCGAAGAACTGACCGCCCATGTGAGGGTTAAAGCACACATATGCAGGCAGTAAGTCAAAGCGCATTTTTTGCACGTTGGCATCGCCATCTGCGTATTTATGTACGCGGATGGAGAAACCTTCATATGTTGCAACAGCAGAATCAATACTGTGCAGTTTCGGCAGTGGGATAGAGCCAAGTCCACAGAAGAACTTGTTATAGAACAGGTTTGGCTTCATTGTCTGGCTAGCAGTGCCTACTACAGATACGGCATCACCTGCCGCTACCTGACGACTTACAGAGTTGTACTGCGGGTTTGTAGTGTCATAAATCGGAACACCAGAAAGCGTAACCGTCACATCGCCACTGCTGTCTGAATTAGCATCAGCAGTAACCGTTGCAGTGAAGCTAATTGGTGTGGCTCCGTTATACAACGCCTGTTTGGTCTGCTGTTGCAGCCAGTAGGTATTGGTGAATTTAACCTGATCACCAGCTTTCAGGAAACCTGTAACGCTGGTTGTCGCTCCGGTCAATGTTACAGTGAACTGGTATGAGTCTTTAACTGCGTTATAGGTAACAGTTGGCTGTGTTTTGACTGTCAGTGTTCCGCCAAATGCCCCCTGCGTACGAGAGGCAAGCCCATTAGACATCAGTGCGCGAATGCCGCCAAAATTGGTTGGGATCTGTGCGTTCTCCCATGCAGTACGAACCAATTGATCTGAAGCATGCAAACCAGTCTGCGCATCAGCAAGTCGCTGTGCAGACCATGGATCCATTACAGCATAGTTTTCACCTTCATTAACGCCGAGGTCTTTCAGGAAAGATGCCGTCTGCGCAACATCAGACCATTTGGTGATTGGAGTATTGGGGCTACCAAGTGACAACGCACCGTTATTCATCATGAAGTGAGCAAGCTCTGTTTCAAGGTCGGTAACGATTCGCTGGCGAACCGGCGCGAGAATTTCTTCCAGTTGGTTAAGCTTGATCGCTTCCTCCAGTTGCTGATATTCAACAGCAACAGTGATGTAGTTACCTACACGCCCCGTAGCTTTACCTGAGATCAGGTTGTTTTTATTTTGCCCTGAAATATCACCAGTGGGAGTACGGAGGGATGAGAATTGATGCGGACGTTTAAAGCTAACGCTATCGCCAGTGCTGGAGTTGATTTCACCTGCCAGCAACTGACGGTCTACGGTTTTCGCCAGAACTAAATCTGACATAAAACCCGGAAGGAATTTTTTCAGAACGATTTGACTGACGTTACTGTCGAGATTGTTAGGCATTTATCTTTTCCTTATTCGATTTTTGCGCCGGGGCATAATTTGTTGAATTCGTCTTGTTTCGCATCAGCACCGCCACCACGTACTTCCGGCTCTGGCTTGATGGCTTTCTTTGGTTTTGGAGCAAGGCTTACCTGTTTGCTAATCTGCCCCAAGAGGAATGCTGCGCGAATTGGATCTGTCTCAGCGGCTACACGCTGGCGTAATTGCTGGCTCTTACCTAAGCCATAGGCGAGTAGTTCAGAGCCTTCGTCTGCACAGTGAATGATGATTTCCTGCTGAATTGGTGGTAGCTCACTAAGAACAATGGCCTCCATTTCCTGATAATCTTTCACAGGAAGTTTGGCTGCCCGTTGTTTATGCGCTTCTACCCTTTGCTGGAAACGCTGTTGGTATTCCTGTTGCTGACGTAGTTTTTGTTGCTGCTGCTGTTCGACACGGCCTTTTTTCTCATGCCAATCAGTCAATGCCTGTTCAAACGCCTGTTCGTCATAATCACACGACTCAAGAGTCGGTTTTGGTGGAATAGCGTCTGGTTGTGGTTGCTGATGTTCCGCTGGCTTGGCTAATGCTTCCTCAAGCTGGCGGCGCAACTCACGGTTTTCTTTCTGTGTTTCTTTGAAGCCTTTGCGAAGATCTTTCACCCATTGCGGTGCAGGTTGCCCGTCAATGTGATCATCATCGTCAGCGTTAAGCTGAATTTCTTCATCACCAATACGCAAGGCGTAATCTTCTGGTGTCTCTTCGGTTTTTTCAGGCTCAGTTGCCACCTCTTTACCGTTGTCATCCTGGCTTTCATTCTCAGGCTGTGACTCTGTTTGGATGATGGTTTCTTCTGCATTTTCCTGTGTTTCAGACAGGTCAATAACCTGACCGTCGATGATCAGTTCGTTTTCCATTGATTACTCCTGGTTAACTCGGCATTAAGTCTGCCGGTGACTGTGGTGGTGACTGGAATTGCTGTTGTTGTGACTCGGCGACATCTTTCAGAAGGCGTATTGCCTCCATCACTGCTTTGTCATCGATGTTTCTGGCTTGAGCCAGTTTATAGACAGTGTTTGCCTGACTCTCCATCGCATCCTGCTGGGCAGTAAATGCTTTGATTTGAGTTTGAGCAGTTTCGTTAGTTGCTTTTTGCGCTTCTGCCTGCGCTGCTACCATTTGCGCCTGAGCGAGAACCATTTCAGGATTTGGCTGGCTTTGTGCTGCCATTTGCGCCTGTTGAACAATCTGCTGCTCTTTCTCATTGCGTGGTTTTGCAATACCAGATATCAGCAGTTGGTTTCGGTTGTACTCTTTGAAGTCATCAAGGCCTTCGCCATCGATATTGTCCAGAATAATACCCTGAATTGCCGGGCGCATTGGGTCTGTTGGAAGCATAGAGCTAAGGACATTTGTCAGTACAGAAACCGTTGCATCACGTCGTGCTGTGTAGCTTGGTCCAACATCAACCGTCACATCGTATCGACCGACAGAAAGGTCATTTAACGCAACAACAGCCCCTGTTTGCCTGTCAACAACCTGTGCGCTCAGGACAGCGATATCATCACTTCCATCTTCGTTAACGATGCGCACTTCACGTTCTGAACCGTACACTTCACGCGCCATTGACAGCCATACTTCACCAGCGCGTTTAAGACTTTTCGCCATATTATCCAGATAGATAAACGAAGCCATATCTGCTCTGTTCATCAAGTTGTTAACCGTTTCCTGAGCAATATTACTTGGCATCTGCTGCATGGCCTGACTGCCGCCTGTAACCTCCTGAATATCAGCACTGGTTTGCTGTAGTAATGCAGCCAATGCCTGATTCATAACCGCAGGCTGTGTATATCCTGCCGGGGTAGCTCCAGCGATAATGTTGCCAGATTTATCTCTCACTTCGCGCAACGGCAAGAACGCTGGGCGTTTCTTGTTGCGAGCCTCCCAGTGCTTCTCAAGTCCACGAATTTGCTCCATGCCAACTATAGGGATCTGACCGGGGTCTTGCGCTGCAGTATCAGCCAGCATTGAAACCTGAAGGTTGTACAAACGCTGTGGATCCATTGCTTTTGCAATGTGCCCTTCGACACGCTCAATGTCATCAATGAACCAGCGTTTTCCATAAACCGGGATGAGGGGGATATGCTCACCAGGAATACGTCGAGGTTTCTCAAGGAAACCATCACCATCCACTACGGATACATACACACGACGGCGCTTCACTGAGCGCCTTGCCACTTCCTGAAATCCAGCTATTGCCAGTTCATCTTCAATATCTTCAACCTGATCACTGTCGTATGTTGCAATCTCTCCAGTGATTGGATGTCGATAACTGATGACGTCAACAGACTCTTTACGAACTTCGTAATACTTCGCTATGTAAATAACATCTGCACCAAACCAGTTATATTCCCAACTGGTCATAGACGTTACATCCAGAGAAGTAGGAGGTTTCTTTCCGTATTCAGCCTCATATTTTTCAGGTGACAACGAATACATACAGAACGCCCACAACGCGTCAGATTTGTCGTACTTCTTAGCGTCAGGGTCAAACCACACAGAGCGCGACGGGTCGTATATTGGTTCAATAGCAATACGCTGACGATCGTCCATGGGGTCGTATTCATTGACCAGCATCGACGTCAAACGGAAGCAACCGAAACCACCAGTAGCAGCGTCGTCAAATGCATTATCGCAAGCCTCACCGCCATCAGTTTCTTCGTAGTCAGCACGGAACAGACCATTTAATTTATTGGCTAACTCTTCGCTTGCCTCTCTGTCACCAGGACGAAACTTAACGGTTATTCTGTTATTGCGGTATTCTGCAATGATGCGGTTAAGTTCAGTTGCTACCTTATTGATTTCAAACTTAGGATACTTCTCGAACTGCTCATCAAGCTTAGTTCCAGCCGCCGTTGCTCCTTCCCATTGACCTCCGGGGACACGAGCAAACCTCGTAGCTTCAATGCACTTTTCGCGCACTTCCTTCTGTGGAGAATAGGCGCGGTCAAACCTGAGCATGATCCGCTCATGTTTTTTCTCTAATGTCTCTGCCATGTTTACCAACCGGAGGATGAGGGAACGTATATTTCTGTTTCTTCGCGGACCAATGCCGGGCAATGCATACACATCATCAGCGCATCAGCCAGGTTAGGAGATGGAATACCGAGCTTCTGCTTCATTTCGACCTTAGTCATTAGCTCCAGCTTCCCGTTGTTATTGAATTTGCGCTGAATCTGCGTCAGTTCTGCAAACAGCTTCTCCAGCATCTTCTCGCCTATCGCTTCTTTGTCGAAACTCAGCATGTCGTCGGGGTCTGCATACTCACCGTGGACAACCGCCCGATATGTCAGATACAGCCTGTCAGCCAGCGCGTAATAGAATTGCGCTCGCTTATTGCGGAACACATCACCAATAGTGCGAACGTTGTCACCCTGTACGACTTCATCAGCCCATGCTCCGGCCTGATACGGCGCATCTTCATCGAATGGCGATTCACTTCCCTTGAACATCGTGGCGGTGATTTTCTTGCCGGAGAACGCTTCCGTTGTCTGTCTGCGTAGGCCCGCACCGACGCCATCACCGTCCCACAGGTAATGGTCAGCGCCGTCTTCAATCGCCAGCGAAGTAGCCCAGTCAGCACCCTCGTTGATGTCCATCAGCAGGCCTTCGGCAATGCGCTTAACAACCGAACCGTGACGCGATGCATAACCTTTAGCATCCGGCCCTGTATCTGACGGGTCATGCGCAGAGACAACAGCGCCTTTCGCTTTCCATCCGAGTTTCTTGTGCGCATCGGTTGCGGCTTCAAGCCATTCACGTTTGATGATTGCCATATCACTTGCGCTTACTGGCTCACCAAGCCAGATGTGACGATACAGTGTCGGGTTTCTGCGTTTACACTCTTCCATCTCCAGACGGAGAACTTCAGGAAAGTGCGGGTTGTCGGTGTAGTTCACCGTCAGCAGACAAATATCATCAGGAGGATTTACGACGAATCGCTGATAGGTATCGTCGAGGATGTTCTTCGGGTTAAAGCTCACCCATATTTCAGAGAACGGCTTACGGATGGTTGGTATCAGGATATCCCATGATTCCTTCGTTACCGCCTCCGCTTCTTCCACCCAGCAGATATCAATACCTTCGAGCGATTTAATCTTCGTCGGGTTGTTTTTTATTCCGTAGAACATGAATTCAGCATTCGTTCCGAGATGACGAATCATTGAACGCTGAATTTCAAACTCAGCCGAATATCCTTCACGCTCGATGGTGTCTTCAAGCAACCGGATTACAGAATCGCTGATACTGTTTTGCAGTTCACGAGCGCAGAGTATGCGCACAGGCTGCCGACGCGCCGCTTCAACAAGCAGTCTCGCAATTGCCCATGACTTACCGCTACCTCGACCGCCTTTGGCGACTTTGTAGCGATGCGCCTCAATGAACGGTTCAAAGATAGGATTAATCGAGGTCATTTTCCGAATAGAGTGCTCATCGGTGATGTTTCAATCTGGATTGCGCCGCCGTCTTTGCCGACAAGCTCGTTAGTTACCTTGTCGCCATACTTACGGGGATTCATTCGGGCCAGCGCCCATTTGCGGGTATCAACGCGAAGTCTTGCCTTTGCCACCTCAGCAGCATCTGGAATCGCAGTGTCAGCAATTTCGAATATCTCTTCGAAAATAGAATCAGCTCGTGCCTCAGTTGCCTTCGCGTACTTGTCTCTAAATTCTTCATGCTCTGACAGCCAGCGAAATACAGTAGCCTTTGCTGGCATGCCGGGGCGCTTGCAAACCTTAACCAGACTTTCCCCGGAGGAAAGCAGCGCACAGATATCATCAGCCACCTCCGGTAGGTAATCCGAAGGGCGACCGACATTCTTTTTCTCAGTCGCCATATTGATTATTTCCCTTCTGCTTGCTTATCCCATTCATCGCGGAATTTGGATGGGTTGTCGAAACCTTGAGTTGCCATGTTTATGCTCCGGTAGTGAACAGGTCTAACGCTTCCTTCGATTTACGCACCGCTTCGATAGTTCTGGTCGTGATATCTGAATTAGCGCCACCTGACTGGAAGTGAATTTTGAATAGCTCAAGCTTCAACTCGTCAGTGCCGATGAATTGAAATGCTTCTTCTGCGGCTGCGTTCTGGTTCATGACCAGTTTGTAAATCTCTAACTGGAATTTCTGTTCTTCAGTCATGGGAATAATCTCTGCCATTGTTGGCTCCGTTTATCCGTTAAAAGGGATATCAATTAAGTTATCCCGTGTAGGGTATAAGCCATTGTCGAGACCACTCATTGAATGGCCTCTGCAATAACCGATGTCTTTCCATCAGTCCGCCACCACAAAGAATCTTTTTTGCCTTAAGGCTGGAGGTTCATCTTTCAGTGGCTGCCAGTGTTATTTCCCCACTTTCTGGCTTGGGTTGTTTCGCTGTACTGCCGCAACTGGTGGTGCACAGATTTAGTTAAATCTGTTCTCGCCTGAACTATCTTTTACATACCCGGATTGTGGGGATGTAAATCACGGTTTCATTATCAAGCCCACCCGTAGATGAGCTTTGGAATGGTCACTTTGGCAGTCCGGGGATCGATATTTGCGCCTGCTGCTCAAGCCTTTCGATTCTTGCTATGAGTTGCGGTTTTTTGATCCTGCCCCAGCGGTTCAGCAAGCGTCCTGACATACTGGCAACATCCTTTTCCTTCATGAACTCCAGCATTAACTCGTTGTGCTCTCTTTGGTATGAGTGAGCCATCTCCATCAGCCTGTCACGCATCCAATTAAATGCTTTGATAAACGCCTCTTTGATGGCGGCAGCTTTTTTGCCGGTAAACGACATGATGATGTACATCGCGCCGTCTTTGGAAATTTCATATTCAACATACTGATTACCCTTGTGTTCATAGGTAACCCGCGAAAAGTTGCTGGTTAGAAATTCATCCGAACAGTCTAGCTTTTCGATTTTCTGAATGATGTGGTGATGCTGCTTGTCGAAGTAAGCTGCTACCTTGCGGGAGGTTGTGATCACGCGATCACCAGAAACAACCACCATGTCCCGGAAATCGAGATTAGCCAATTGATGATTCATAGCGTCTTTACCTTTTAGAAAGTGAGCCTGTCTCACAGAAAAGCCGCCCGAGAGAGGTCGCCACCTATAACGGAATTTCTCAGGCTCGCTTACTGAAAGGCTCTCGTTAATATGCGCGTGAGATGCGCTGTGAAATTCAGATATAAAAAGCCCCGCGAATGCGAGGCTAAATCCTGGTATTTGTAATGACTGGCTCTTATCTCAACGCAGCCCCTTACCGCGCGCCAGATGCTCAATATCAAGCATCAGCAATGAGATGTTTAATCTGGATTCACTCCAGAAGTGATCATCACCCTGTCTACAGAGCCAGATGTGAAGGATGATGAGTAAAATTATCGCTATCATCGAAGGCATTGCGTCCTGATGTATTCCTGAAGCGTTCTCAGTACTGTTTGGTCGCGGATAATTCCGTCCCGGACACCGAGAACGTTTCGTCCAGCAACTGGAGAGAGTTCGACGGTGGCATCATTGCCCATGCCGGAGGCGCTGGAGGTTTCGGCTGAGGATGGCACAGGGCATTTTCCTTTGACGAGCACCCGACCACCATTATCAAGCTTGCGCCGAAGAGCATCATTTTCAGCTTTCGCATCAGCTAACTCCTTCGTGTATTTAGCATCAAGTGCATCAGCAGTACGCTGGCGCTGCTGCATGTCAGTAATGGTGGTAGTAGCCTGCATCAGCTCACTGACTTTTTTATCGCGCTGTTCTTTGTAGGTCATGGCGTTATCACGGTAATGATTGACCGCCCACGACAGGCAAACGATGATGCAGATAACCAGAGCGGAGATAATCGCGGTTACTCTGCTCATACCTCAATCTCTCTGACCGTTCCGCCAGCTTCTTTGAATTTTGCAATCAGGCTGTCAGCCTTATGCTCGAACTGACCATAACCAGCGCCAGGCAGTGAAGCCCAGATATTGCTGCAACGGTCGATAGCCTGACGAATATCACCGCGATCAATCATCGGTAAAGCGCCACGCTCTTTAATCTGCTGCAATGCCACAGCGTCCTGGCTTTTCGGAGAGAAGTCTTTCAGGCCAAGCTGCTTACGGTAGGCATCCCACCAACGGGAAAGAAGCTGGTAACGTCCGGCGGCTGTTGATTTGAGTTTTTGGTTTAGCGTGACAAGTTTGCGAGGGTGATCTGAGTAATCAGTGAATAGCTCTCCGCCAACAATGACGTCATAACCATGATTTCTGGTTTTCTGCCGTCCGTTATCAGTTCCCTCTGACCACGCCAGCATATCGAGGAACGCCTTACGTTGATTATTGATTTCCACCATCTTCTACTCCGGCTTTTTTAGCAGCGAAGCGTTTGATAAGCGAACCAATCGAGTCAGTACCGATGTAGCCGATGAACACGCTCGTTATATAAGCGAGATTGCTACTTAGTCCGGCGAAGTCGAGAAGGTCACGAATGAACCAGGCGATAATGGCGCACATCGTTGCGTCGATTACTGTTTTTGTAAACGCACCGCCATTATATCTGCCGCGAAGGTACGCCATTGCAAACGCAAGGATTGCCCCGATGCCTTGTTCCTTTGCCGCGAGAATGGCGGCTAACAGGTCATGTTTTTCTGGCATCTTCATGTCTTACCCCCAATAAGGGGATTTGCTCTATTTAATTAGGAATAAGGTCGATTACTGATAGAACAAATCCAGGCTACTGTGTTTAGTAATCAGATTTGTTCGTGACCGATATGCACGGGCAAAACGGCAGGAGGTTGTTAGCGCGACCTCCTGTCACCCGCTTTCACGAAGATCATGTGTAGAAGGCCGCAGCGTAACTATCACTGATGAATTCAGGATAGCCAGTGGCTACGGCTCAGTTTGGGTTGTGCTGTTGCTGGGCGGCGATGACGCCTGTACGCATTTGGTGATCCGGTTCTGCTTCCGGTATTCGCTTAATTCAGCACAACGGAAAGAGCACTCAATGCATTTAAACCAAGCCCCATAAAGGAGAATGCTCTTACCTGTTGCACAGATATAAAAAATCCCGAAACCGTTATGCAGGCTCTAACTATTACCTGCGAACTGTTTCGGGATTGCATTTTGCAGACCTCTCAGCCTGCGATGGTTGGAGTTCCAGACGATACGTCGAAGTGACCAACTAGGCGGAATCGGTAGTAAGCGCCGCCTCTTTTCATCTCACTACCACAACGAGCGAATTAACCCATCGTTGGGTCAAATTTACCCAACTTTATTCAAAAAGTCAATATCATGCCGTTAATATGTTGCCATCCGTGGCAATCATGCTGCTAACGTGTGACCGCATTCAAAATGTTGTCTGCGATTGACTCTTCTTTGTGGCATTGCACCACCAGAGCGTCATACAGCGGCTTAACAGTGCGTGACCAGGTGGGTTGAGTAAGGTTTGGGATTAGCATCGTTACAGCGCGATATGCGGCGCTTGCTGGCATTCTTGAATAGCCGACACCTTTGCATCTTCCGCACTCTTTCTCAACAACTCTCCCCCACTGCTCTGTTTTGGCTATATCAACCGCACGGCCTGTACCGTGGCAATCTCTGCATCTTGCGCCCGGCGTCGCGGCACTACGGCAATAATCCGCATAAGCGAATGTTGCGAGCACTTGCAGTACCTTTGCCTTAGTATTTCCTTCAAGCTTTGCCACACCACGGTATTTCCCCGATACCTTGTGTGCAAATTGCATCAGATAGTTGATAGCCTTTTGTTTGTCGTTCTGGCTGAGTTCATACTTACCGCAGAATGCAGCCATTCCGAATCCGGCTTGTGATTGCACCATCCCCATAGCAGCCATCACATC